CTGCCGCGTGCAACCCCTTGATATCGGGTGCGCCTATTTGCGGTAGGTTAGACACTGAGACCCGCAGAACTCCTACGTTTCCGAGCCACTGACAATTTTTTCAATCTTGCAAGAGGGGTTCGATTCCCCTAGGGCGCGCCAGGGTTTTTCAGCTTAAGTGTCTAACCGCGACCCAAAGTTATCCACCTTCCCGATTCGTTCCCGCCCACTTCAGCATCGCCACTTGGCCGAGTTTCACTTGGTCCCGATCCCTGGCGTATAGCTCGAGCATCCGCACTGACTTGTGCCCGGTAATCGCCGCGGCTTGGTAGGCGGTGCAGCCGGCATCGATCAACGCGCACGCGGCAGACTTCCTCAACCCATGCAGGACGCATTCCCGTGGCAGCCCAGCCGCTTCAATCGCTGCGGCCATCAGGTGCCCGAAGTAGATCGGATTGAGCGCCTTGCCCTTGTTGGCGAGGATCGTGTCACTTCTCGGGTGAACCACCGCCAGAGCCTTCTTGAGTTCGGGGTGAATTGGGATCACCAGCACCGTGTTTGTCTTTTGCTGCGTCAGCTTGAACGTCTCGCCCGCAGCGTGCGCCCACCTGAGCGCCGCAATATCCGCACGCCGCTGACCCGTAAGCAGCGCGAGGGCATACCCCGTACGTTGTAGCGTACCAATCGGCCAGCGTTGCTCGAAAGCCGCCATTTCCTCTGCCGTCCATGCCCGATGCTCTCCACCTTTGATGAGCTTGATGCCCTTGGCCGGATTGTCCTTCCGGTAGGCCCGATCCTGGGCGAAGGTCATCAGTATCTTGAGGACGCGAAGCATCTTGTTCGCCGCCCCGTGGGTCATCTCGTCCAGCCATCTGAGGATGTCCACGCGCTCGAGCCCGGCCACCGGGTGCGATCGCAGGTGCGCCTCGAGCGTGCGGAGCACGTACCCGTTCTCGCGGCGGGTGGACTCGGCAAGCCGTCTCCAGCCGTTTGACGATTGATACTCGAGGACCAGCGCGCCGAACGTGCCGGCCGCTATCGGCTTAGGCGGCTTGAGCGGGACACCTTTCTCGGCCGCGGCATAGGCGGCGCGGAACTCAGGCGAGCCGGGCAGGCCGGGCAGGGGCGCTCGTGCGAACCCCTTGCGCCGATAGTAGTAGCGACGGCGCCGCCCATGCCTGTCCGTGTAGGCCTGGATATATGGCATGTCCATTTTCACTTGGGGAGTCACGCCCGCCCCCAGGGGTTTGTAAACTGGAGCGGCCCGTTACCCACAGGTTCGGGTTGCCCGCCCTCGATCCTCGCGACCTCTTCGGCCGATACCCGCAAGCTCCCGCCCACCTTGAACGCCCGGACCTCGCCGCGGCGGATGAGGTTGTAGATGTGGCGTTCCGAGCACTGCCAGTGCTGCGCAAGTTCAGATGGTCTATATGCCGCCCTATTAGTCACTGGATGCCCGTTTCTTTTGCCTACGACGCGCGGCCGATGCAGTTCGGCTACGCGCTTAGCCTTCAAAGATTTTGCGCACGTTGGGCGACAAGCTGTTGAGCGCCGCCTGTCCGTCAGGCCCAGCAGCCCAGGCATCGGACTCTTCCATGCTTGCGTCGAACTCGCCGTTCAGGTGGCGTTGTCGTATTGACAGGGCGGCGGGCGTTCCCGCCTTCGCCAAATCTGCGGCGAGTTGCATGCACGGCGCATCGAGGCCCCAATATGTCCCGCACCATTCGCCACACACGGGCCACGTAACGCCCATCCCGCCGCTGCCGCTCGACCAGAGCAGAACTCGCGTTCCGTCCTTCGGCGCGGTGCTGATCGGTTGCCACTCGCTGACCTTCGGTTGTGCGCGTGGCTCACCTGACTGCTGCAACGCATCGTAGGAACCATTATCCCTTCCTTCCGTCATGGCTCAGCGCCTTTGCTCTGTAGGAAACCCGTTGTGCTCGACGCCGTCGAGAAGGCGGCCGGCGGCTTTCTTGCCGACACGCCGCATGAGCACGTCACCGCGGCGGAAGTGGCCATCATTGTCCCCGGCGGGCTTCACGATGCGGACTTGATCCCGGCGCATGTCGCCGCCCATATCGCCGCCGGGCACGGCGCTGATGGGGCCAAACCATTCTCCGAATTGCTTGAAGAGATAGGCAACACCGTGCCGTGCGCAGGCGTCGCGTGCGTCGCGGAACCATTGCGGATGCGATGGGCGCGCCTCCTTGCCGCTCTCGCCGCCCGCAATCAGCCAATCCACCGTTCCGGTCGTCAGCATATTCTGCCAATCAATCGCGCCGAGCGCTGGCTCATAGCTGACGAACGTGGGCCAGCCACCAAGCCGCGCCACCTGCATGAGCGGGAACCGTTTGTCGGCCGTTGCCTGATCTTCGATTGTGATGCCAAGGCGTATGTTCTCGAACGGATACTGGCGCGCGCCAATCGGCATGAACTTCGGCCAGTTTTGGGGACGCTTGGTCAGCAGCAGCCAATCCAGGTTCTGCGTGTCGGCGATCAGATTCCAAAGGCCCGAGCGCCACTCTTTCGAGATTGACGGATGATCGTCGAAAACATCGGACAGGGACGCGCAGAACACGCGCAAGCGGCGACCTTCGGCGGCGGCCTTGCGGTTCCACGTCAACGGCTGACGCCAGTAGGCATCGCTGGTGACGCTTCGCTCGCCTTTTGGTCCCCACTTCACGCGACCATAGCGCGCGTCCATCATCTGCTCGGCGTAACAGTGCTCGCAGCCGGCAGAGACGCGTGTGCAGCCGATCCAGGGATTAAACGTCGCGTCCGTCCATTCGATCTTGGAGTCAGAGCCCATTATTTTCCATCTCCGCCATCTTCCGGTACAGCGTCGATCGCCCGATGCCGAGCCGCCTTGCCGCTTCCGTCGCCGAATACAGCTTCAGCGCCAAGCGGATCACGTCGGCGTCGATCTCGCCGAGCGGGCGGATGTCGCCGGAGGAGTCGGTGAGGCGAATGGGGCGGCGGGGCTTCACTTCTTTTTCAACTCCTTGCGCCGCACCGCCACCCGCTTGTCCCATTCGCCCCGCTGCGCCTCGTCGAGTTCATCGGCGATCGATTGCCACAGATCGTCGGCGTCCTTCTCGGTCGTGCAGAGCGCGAGCAGGCGGCGCCCGCGGTCGAGCGGCAGTTCGGCTTCGTCGGACGCGGCTTCGTTCAGCACGCCGTCGCCTGCCTCTTCGGTCGCGGTGACTTCGGCGTCGACTTTGCGGGCGAGCTCCTTGAGCCGCTCCTTCTGGGGCAGCAGCACGGCGCGGTCCTCACGCGGCAAACCGTTCCAGAAGTTCGTCCACACGGCGACGCCACCGTTCGCCGCAGCCTCGCCGCGCATGACGAGATCGTTTTCGGCTTTGGACGCCGCTTCGTCAGGGCTTCGCCTAAATGCGGTCGTGTTAATTTTCTCGACCGTCGCGGAGGCGGTTCCTCCAGCGGCCCATGCGGCGAGCGCGCGGCCGGTTTCTTCGCTGATCGGCGAGCCTGCCGGGAATAGCGCGCGGTGCTGTTCCTCGAGCTTGATCGGCTCAGGCACGCCCGGCCTGTCCGACAGCAGCAGGAACGAGCACGTCATTTCGAACGGCAGGTTCTTCTCGCAGATCGGGATCCAGCCGTCCTTGCCGGTGCGCGATTTCTTCGGAACCATCTTCATCTTGCCGTCGACATAGACCGGCTCGACCTTTTCCTCGGCGCGGAAGCAAAGGATCAGATGCGCGCGGACCTGCAGCAGCCGGTTCACCATCGCCTTGTGCTGGCCCTTCGGCTTGATCCATGCCGCCATCTTGCAGGCGTCGCGCTTCTTGTAGTCGTCGCCCGCCATGCGCTGCAGCTCGGCCTCGTGCATGTCGAGGATACCGCCATCGCCCGCGTGAACGTGCGACGCGCTGTCGACTACGATCACTGGATATTTTGCGTCGTCGGCGGCCTTGATCGCGTCCGCGTAGCGGCTCGGCGAGAACGGCGGCGCGAGGTCGCCGTGATCGAAGCGAAACCGATCGGCATAGTGCTTCGCCCGCCCGGCTTCCGTGTCTATGACGGCGAAGGGACGGTCGCCAGCGATACCGGCGGCGAGGCGCATCGCTGAATAAGTTTTCCCCGATCCGGTTCCACCAGCCAGCCCGATCAGCAGGCCGACGTTCTCGCGGACGGCGGGGCGGAATTGGAACGTCATAGGATATTCTCCTGCTCGGCGGGTTTGCGGACCTTCGCTTTGAGCGCCGGCTTGGCGGGCTCAGGCGTCGGCCCGGTCTTCAGGTGGCCGTCTTCGAGGACGAACCCGATCTTGCCCGACGAGTCGACGCGCTCAATCCAGACCTGACAGTCCGCCTTGTCGGCCATTTCAGCGAGCAGCTTCAGCCCGTCATCGTCGAGCAGCGACCCGTCCCGCACGCGGATCACGCGTAGCTTCGGGTTCGACGCCATGGCGATCGAGATAGAGGCGCGGAGCTTTTCCGCATCGCTCGCCTGATCGAACGGAACGCCGTTCATCAGGATCACGCCGTCGCCGAATTCCACGTTCGGAATCGGCAGCTTCGCCGCGCCGATGGCTGCGCGCTTGTCGCTCTCTCGCTTTTCCATCTGATGCGTTAGCGCGCCCGCCTTTTCCTCAAGCGCGGATGCGAGGCTTTCCAGCGCTTTCTTCCGTACCCTGGCCGAGACGTTCTCATTTACCGTGCGAGCTTGGCCGATGGCCTCGCGGATCGCGGCGGTATCGATGGGGTCGGGGAGCGCTGGAGCGTCTGTGAGACGCTTATCGACGTCGGCCGCCTTGCCATCCTCGTCCTTCGCAAAAGCCTCTTCCTCGTCAGCCTGTCGCCGCAGCCTCGCCGCTATATCTCTCCGGCGCTTCGCGTTCTCGCGGAGATTGGCGGCGTCTGCCGTCGCCTGATCGCGGCGGCCCTGTCGCTGAACGAGCTCAGAATTGTGGCGTCCGGCATCGTCAAGCGTCTGCACAAGCGCCGTCTCGTCGATCGGCTCGGCAGGCGTGTCCTTCGGGACCATGATTCCAGCCGCTTGCGCCTTCGCTTCCTTCGCGCGCCGGTTGATATCCGTCCGTGTCGCATAATCCATCTGCGTTGCGCGCTCGATCTCGGCGAAGTCGACGCCGGGGACGAATTGTTTCAGCGCCTCGAACTGCATCTTCGGCGGGGCATTGGCGAAAGCGAGCGGGTCGAACGACAGCGCGCCGAGCAGCCCGTCGAGCATCCGTTGCGGCGATGGGAACCGCGCGCCTTGCGCGTTCTCGACGACGATCGCGGTCGTGTAACCTTCCTCCGCGACCTCCGCGCCGTCGGCATCCTTCCCGGTCTTTTGCTTGAACGTGCGGCGGACGATGATCTCGCCCAGGTCGAGCACGATGCGGGCCTCGGTCTCGCCCTTACGGATCGGCGCCGCCTGGATATTCGTCTGCCCGGCGAGTGCCCACCATATCGCGTCGAGCACGGAGCTTTTGCCTTGGCCGTTCTTCCCGGTGATCTGGACGAGGTTGCCGTCGGGCGTGATCTCGACGACGGACAGCTTCTTGACGTTCTCGGCGATCAGCTTGGCAATCTTCACGGGCGGGCCCTTTCCAACGGTCTGTGAAATTCATCGGCCAGCGCATGCGCGGCCTTGTCGGCGTCGGCGCGTCGTTCTTCGCGGGCGAGCACCTGGGCTTCGTGCCACGGTGGCGCGTCGACGAACGCGGTCCTTCTCGGATACCCAGGCCACAGTCCGGTTCGGCGGCATTCAGACCACAACGCGATTGCCCTCTCGACCTGACGATCCGCCAAGTCGATCAGCCCCGGCATCAGGCCCACAACAGATAGCGCGAACGGCTTGTAATTCTCCTGCACCACGAACCGAAGTTGCGGCTGTCGCGACAAGCCGAGCGCGCGAATCCCTCGGCAATAAAAAGCGTTCTGGAATTCCGCGCCCATCCCGAGCATCGTCTTTCCCCAAGAGTCAGGATCGGCCGACGCTCCCGTCGATTTGTAATCGAAGAACAGGTCGCCGGAATTCGGAAGCCAGTCGAGCCGCGCGCGCATCCAGACGTCGCCCTCGCGCCAGCAGATCGTCACCTCCGGCTTGCCGTCCACGAATGCGCGACGGCCTTCTTCGTGGGAGGCAAGCTGCGCGCGCGCGGCGGCGACCATTTCGATCGTGCGCTCCCAATGCTTCGCCAGGATCGGAATCATCCCCACCTTGCGCGCCTGCTCACGCGCGAACGGCGCGCCCTTCGCCCGCCAATCAGGATAATCGCAAATCTCAAAGTCACGCGGATCACCGAGCAGCAGGGCATGAGCCGCGGCGCCCAGGTCGAACATTGTTTTTTCTTCGCGCTCGAATTCCGGGTTCAGCCGTGCGCTCTCCGTCCAAGCATGAAGCGGCGTACCGCCCGGCGTGACGAGCAGCTTCGCGATCGACGAGGAAAGCGACGGCTCGGGCAGGAAATTGTCCGCGTGGTAATCCTCGGCGCTGATATCTGGATACACGCCGGGGGCGGTGATCTGGGTCATGCGGCCTCCGGTGGTTTGCCGACCGTGATCGACACGGGCGGGTGAGCGGTGCCGCAAACGCGCAGATAGATCGGCGCGCCATTCGCGATTGCTTCGACCTCATGCGGTTCCGGCTCCCATGCGCTCGTCATCGCGGGGCCGACCGTTGTCTGTTCGTCACGGATCGCGAGGAAGCCGCATTGCTTGCCGTCGTCTTTCCAGCCCGGCGGCGCGCCGAGGTAGCGGGTTGCGCCGGAGACACGAAGCGGCCTCATGCTTCGCCCTCAACATTTCGCAGATCGTAGGCCGCTTCCATCACTCGCCGCAGATCGTCCATCCGCCTGATGGCTTCGTCTATCGGCAGCGGTTTGCCGCCCGCTTGCGGCTTCGCAGCGTCGGCGAGAATTTGACCGCACGCATTTGCCAGCGCGGCGCAGAGGTCCATCTTGGACATGCGCGCCTGACCGGCCAACTCGTACGCTGCGCCCGACAGAGCGTTCGCTATTTTGGAAATCGGATGCTCGGGTCCGATGCTCTCGAATTTCTTCATGGAATCGCCAGCGCAATAAACGCCCCGGCGAATAGCGCAGCCAGCAGCCACCCGAGAAACGGAACGAACGCGCTGAACGGCGGGAAGCCGGGCGCGTCGTCGGGCAAATCGGGCAACGGGTCGAGCGGGTAATCCTCCGGCGTGTACGCGCTCGCAAGGCGTGCGCAGCGTTCGGCGTGGTTGTCGGTCATTGGGTTTGTCCTTGCGGGAGCATCGGCAGAAAATCGCGGTATTGCCGCGCCAATTGGTCAAGCGCGCCGCGACCTTCTTGTTCAGCAATCGCGCGCAGCTTCGGCATTCCAGAATCGAGGGACGCCTTGACCTCTGCGAGTGTTGCGGCCCGTCCTTCCGCCCACCACGATACCGACTCCGGTTCGCCGATTTGGATCAGCAAGCCATCGCTGGCCGGAACGTGGTTCCGTACACGGAACGGTTCGAACGAGCGCGTCGTCCACATGCAAATGGCACCGGGATTCCGGTCGAGATGGATTCCAGCGGGCGCCTGTGCGTCTGGCGGGAGGTCAGCGGTGCTGCGTTTTGCCATCGGGCGCGTCATGAATGGGCACGCCTTGACCGCGAACGCAGCGCAATCGTGGTGCGACGGCGGCTCGCTCGTCGTGCGATTGATTGCGCACATGGGGCCGATGACGAAAACCTTGTGAACGCCGAGCGTCTGTCCGCAGAGCCAGCAGACATTGCGCTTGATTGCGGTCGTCACGCCGCCGGGACGGATAACGCGAAAGTCTGGCTTACCGTCGTCCATGAAGGCGACGAACCAGGGCACCGGATAGCCGCGCGCGTCTGCGGGCAGATGCTTCATCCGGTCGGGCAAGGGCGGAAGGTCGGCGCGGATCGGCATCATGACCACACCGCCATCGTCGCGAGCCGCTGTCCGCTCTCCGCATCGCCGCACAGCATATCGGTGCACGTCTTGACCAGCAGATCGATGCGTTGTGCGTCCGTCAGGCCTTTGCCCGCAGCGCCATGCCAGATCAGCGCCCGATGCTTGCGTGCGACGACGAGCGCTTCGTCGAGCGAGCGACCCGGCGGGAGTTTCAGCGGCGGGGCGAGCGTGGTCATGGCTTTGCCTCAATCGATAAACATGCGCAGCGGAATAGCGCTGACGGTTCTTCGTGGGTCGGCGCAGCGCTTCAGATCGCGCTCGAATTCCGCAGTCAGTTCGTCGATGCGTGGGTCGGACTGTGGAATTTCCGGCGCTATCCGCGTGATGAAGCACTGCACGGGAATGCCGCTCTCAGTTTCCCCCTGCCAAACGCGCGCCGGAACGTCGCGGCCACCGATGACAAGGTTCACAATCTTGGTCGTGCTCTCGATAGTGATTTTCACTGCCGCGTCTCCGTCGGTTTGGGCGAATGGAACTCGTCGGGCTCAGGCGGGCGATCTGCCGCGAGGGCTGCGTCCCGATACGCGAGATAAGCCGCGAGGATGTTCGCGAACTCTTCGAGGATCACGTCGAGCCGGCCGACCGTGTCCCATCGCGGCACCTGACGTTCCCGCAAGGCCGCCCGCTCGATCGCGTGCATAACCGGCGTCGCGTCGACTTCGAGGACGGTGACGGTGTGCGGCTTCATGGTCAGTCTCCACTATCGACGGACATATCCAGTCCGCATTTCGAACATCTGGCCGGATGCCATCCGCGGCGCGCATCGTCACGGCTCCCGGTCCCAATCGGCTCGTGGTCACACGCCGCTTGTCTCGCTCGCGTCGCCTGGAAGCCCCGCGCAAACGCCTGCATTTCGGGATCAAGGAGTTCGATCTCGGGCTCGGTCAGCAGACCGACCGGCGTATTGCGGATTTCGTCGAGCGTTCTCACGTCCGCGAAACCAAGTAGATCGTGCTGTTACCCGTCCGTGCCATGTGCGTGTCTCCGTGTGATTTGGTTAGGCTGCGATCATTCGCTCAACGAGACGAACTGCGGACTGCTGAAGCTCGGTCTTCGTTTTATTGAGAGCAGCCCACGCGGCAGCCCCCGCGGCATCCCACGCGGCAGCCCCCGCGGCAGCCCCCGCGGCATCCCACGCGGCAGCCCTCGCGGCATCCCCCGCGGCATCCCCCGCGGCATCCCACGCGGCAGCCCACGCGGCAGCCCCCGCGGCATCCCCCGCGGCAGCCCTCGCGGCAGCCCCCGCGGCAGCCCCCGCGGCATCCCACGCGGCAGCCCACGCGGCAGCCCCCGCGGCATCCCCCGCGGCATCCCACGCGGCAGCCCTCGCGGCAGCCCCCG